TTCCTCTAACAAAGAGGACATCTTCCAGTAGGCCACACATCGATTGAATTATCAATGTATTCCTGCTTAAACTCCTCATACGTTGGAAATTCTGTGAAAAAAGGTTCAAGTTTATTTTCTTCTATCACTTCCAAAAACATGATTCTGTGTTCTTCAAATACTTCTCTACCATGGAAAAAATACTCACGCAAGGCATTTTGCAAAATGTCCACGCCATGTTGTTCTGGACACACCACTTTTGATGGTATATACTTAGTCAACATTTTTGATATGGATTTTTCATTTAATGCTGCCATGTGACTTCCAATTTCCTCATCATAACGCCATGCCCGTTGGAGGAACACGATGTCACTCATGTTTAGGAAGGGTACAGAGTTACTCTCCTTATCTGCCATAGTGTATTTAACACCAATTTTACCCAGTTCCCTCTGGATAACAGTGTGGTCATAAGTAGTAATTTCAGCACTGACGTTTAATACATCATCATCACCATAGGTGATGAGAGCAACGTAAGTTTTAAAATCGCCAAGAATGAGACCCACTGTCAACCACACGTACCGCATATACAGGGAGTGAGCAATGCAGTTAATGATGACAGTCAAAGGATGTCCTGAAGGATTAGATCCCCAAAACTCGACCAAATCTCCATTGAAATCACACAAGGGAAAAGCTACATCTTCAGCTAAACCTAGGATAACCATAATATCTGCATCTGGCCATCCGGCATGCTTCAAAATTTTGATGATAAATTGAAAAGCTGCTAAAATCCAGACTCCTGACATACGTTTATCATATTTGGAGAAATCACCAGCAATGTTTCGATTAATACCAAACTGTGTGAGATAATGGTACAATTCATCCCATTCGTAAGATGTAGTATTTGTACCAGGTGCAGCTTCAAAAATGAATTTATTATTCTGAACTACACGAACAAATGAGAGTAAGTACTTGCGCATCACGAAACTCCAGTCTGCTGGAGCTCCACCAAAAATTCGAGTATTTCCGTCTACAATTTTTTCTAAAGCTCGCGGTTCATCTTTCAGATGTTGAATGTAAACAGGCATGTGCCTACATCCACTTCGATATGTGTCGATTATTCTATCCACTCTCTCATAAAAAGAATCATCAAACTTGACGTAATCCTTCCATTCTTCAAAGAAGCATGGAGCACTGAGAAAACAACTTTTCTTTTTACGCCATGGAAATCCCATTGAAGTTTTCCGATTCATCTTGTCAATAAATTTAACACCAGGTAATCCATTTAAGGTAGCGTCGTTATCAAGTACCAACATTTCTTTAAATTGGTCTGCTGGTAATGAGGATATGACATCATGAGCAAAGGCATCAACACATGCTCGAACGTCTGCACGACTAACGTTAAACACTTGACCAACAATATCAAGAGCTCCTTTTCGCCATGGTCTCCAACCACGCATCTCAGGTGCACCGGTTTCAACTTCATATCCTCGTGCTTGCATTGATTGTGAAATAATAGTATCAACTACTTTAGACCGATTCTTAGGTCGAAAACCCTCTAAACTGCCATAAACAGTACAGACTCCTTCCTCAATATATCTAAATGTTGATTTGTGGTGCAATTCACCAATCGCTATCGGATTTCCTGACAAATCTTCCAAAAATGGTATAGAAGATTGGATTTCAGAAGCGTTAAGAGCTAACATAGCTTGATCAATATCTTCTCTATAAATACGAGAAGAACCCACAATATTGTTTACTCCACCTTGAACATGAATGCCCAAAATAACAGGCCCACTGGGTGTAAAACCCACTAAAGTAGAACCACAATCTCCACGAACAGTATTTTGTTCTGCGGTACCATACACACATGGTATGGGTGGAGAAAAAAGAGAACATTCACCATGTTTGATTCCTCGCACGCTCTGAGTGTTTACGATTCCTTTCTCATCACGATTAATTTGAATTCCATTACATACAGTTTTAAACTGTGAACTAGGAAACAAATCTATGAGACGTTTTCTTGGGGGAACTGAATCCAAGCAAAAGAAAACCAAATCTCTATCTTTCAAAAAGAAACAATCGCGTTCGAATACTGTATATA